AGTAATTCGCGCCAATGCCGCTGGTGCCAACCTTAATGTAGTGCCAGAGCCGCCACGACCTCCTGCGAGACCGCCAGTAGTGGTAACCCCTCCTACCCCAGTCGTTACAGCACCAACGGCACCAAAGAAGCCGCGAGCACGGAAGGGTGATGTTGTTGATACGGATATTAAACCGAAGCGCAGCCCTAAGAACACTGGCAAAAAGGGTCTAGCCAACATTGACAACGCTATTGACCATCTTCAAAAAAATGATGGTCTTCTCGCCGACCTTCCAGAAAATGTTGTGGCAGAAGCGGTCATTGACAACAACCTTCGTGGCAATCCAGCAATCCTTGGTAAGACACGCAGTGAAATTATGCGTGGTGGATTTAAAGCAAATGGTCTCAGGCAAGGAGATACATTTGAAAATGATAGATACAAGTTCAAGTTAGTTAAAGAAACATCAGGATATGGCATCTGGGATGTTGTTGAAGTCGTCGATAAAGACACTAAAGAAAAATGGTTCTTGAAAGCATCACAGTTCGGTCAGCACGACGCAATGTTAGAAAATATTGGTATGGCGGCGGCGGAAGCACTTGACTTCGGCAACGATGCTAACCATATTAAAATGGGTGACGAGTTTGAGGCTTTTGACGGACGAAACGCACGATGGACAATGATGCGAGACATTAATCAGTGGGAGCATGGCGGTCAGAGGGGCAATCAGCCGTATGCAGATGCGATTGATATGCCTCCGCAGTTGAGGTCAAAAATTGAATTACGCGATGCTGCAAGGCTCGCTGTCATGGACTTTGTTTTCGACAACCAAGACCGTCATGGAAGAAACTTCATGTTTGCCGAAAATGCTAAAGGTCAAGTGCGGTTAGGTGTTATCGATAATGGTCTTTTTGCTGGCGGAAGAGTTGAAGATGGTGATTTCAAACGCTATGCAAAAGAGGTTAAAGGTCTTAATGTTGCTGAATACAAGGCTGGAAACCACCGTTTCTCTGGCAACAATGGAATTAATGGACTCAGAAAGATTGGTTTCAGACACCAAGACGCCCCTAGCCGCGAGAGGTTTGCTGAACAAGCAAGGCGTTCGGTCGCAAGAATACAACAAGAACTTGATAGTATCCTTGACATAAAAAGAATTGAAGGAAATGGTGTGAAGTTGTCATCAACCGAAAAACAACATCTTGCCGCAGTTCGCACTATTGCAGAAGCAAGAATTGCTCATCTTTTAAATCCAGCAAACATGAACGAACTAGTCGGAATGTTCAACTAAGGAAATTATGTATCCAATAGTTTATACACAAACAGACACAAACAAAAATAAGGCTTTCCGTTTAGTGGTAGTCACCGCTCTTGGTCAATTTGAAGAGCATTCCAATTTTGGAATTTACGATATTGAAACAAGCGAAAATTATTCAAACAATAAAGGTCGTTTTGATTCAGAAAAAGCAGTGCGGGGACTTTTCACTACTGGCTCACAGGGTTCTTCTACCGAATTTACAAAAATTGAAAATGCCAGCAAAGCAAAAATTACTTCTCTAATTAATGAAGTAAAGAATTACCACGAGTAGTAACAATGCATCAAAACCTTCTAAACCACAAATCTGCACAGTTCGCAACAGAGCGTGACACTTCGTCCATACTGTACGAGGTAAAAAAGACTCGCGCTATTTGGGATGCTGGATTATCAGTCCCTGGCACTGACCGCAGAGGTGGCTGGCGTTGCCCGCCAGGAATGGCATTCGGTGGACAGATAACAGACCGCTTTGGTCGTAACTGTGGATACGGATTAGTTCGCCGTTTAGGCAATGCAATGAATGACCTCGGCGAACGCATGAACGAAGGCGACAAGAGGCGTCGTGAGCGTCGCATTGCAAAACTTGGAGCAAATATCAATCAGCCAGGAATGGTAGAGCGTGCTGCTGGTCGGGTAGCCGATGCATTAGAGACCGACAAGAAACCTGCTCGTCGTGTACGAACAGGAAACATTGATGCCGTAAAGCCAATAAAACCTGTAAAACCTATAAAGCCAGTTGCGCGGGCAGCAAAAGGCGACTTAAAGAAGCCAGCAGCAGTTGACACTGTAAGCAACACCCCAGTTCCTGCAGGTGCCCCAAATGTCGGTGAAACCCTCAATGAGTACAAGCGTCGTAAGTACAACGAGCACCAGAAGCGTGTACGCGAAATCCAAGAAGGTGGCGGCAAGGCTGGGATGCTTAGATACCCAGAGTGGGATAAATTCCACGGTTCAGTAATTGAAGAAAACTGGAGAAAAAATAACGGTATCCCTAGGGCTAGAAAGCGTGTTGTCAACAAACCGAAGCCTAAAGATAAAATTGAGGCTGTTCCTGCGGATGAAGTTAAGAAGCCTGTTAAGCCTCGCGCCCCTAAGGCAAAGATTGCAGATGCCAAAAAGGAAGTCACGGCAGAGAAGCCAGCAGTAAAGAAAGCCGCTGTCAAGAAACCTGCTGTCAAGAAGGCTGCTGTCAAAAAAGAAGCAACGCCTAAAGACCCTACCAAAAAAGATAAGCCAATTGATTTCGCTGGAATACGGAAACAATTAAAAGGTAACGGAATTCTTGGTGCTGCCGATTTTGCAGAACTATTCAAAAATGAAAAAGATGCATTTGGTGATACTGTCCCAAGCAACGATATTCAGCCTCTCGCTCTTCGCGTCTACCAAGATGTAGATGCACGGCGTAAGGACATCGGGGAAAGGTTTGCTGAGCGATACAAGAATGACACTCCTGCCCAATTTGATGCTTGGGTCTCTTTGTTTGAAGACGATATTAAGGGCGGCGAAAAAAACATTCTTGATGCTATTGACCGTCTAGAGAAAGCAATTGCTGACGGTGCGGAGCAAGATGAAATAAATCGTCTACGCGACAGAATTATTTCCAAGAACCGCCTTCATGTGGCAAATGTTGAAGTTGTTCGTTTAAACAAGGAATTGCCTCCACGCCCTGTTACTCCTCCTGAGTCAATAGTCCCAGAAGCCTCCGATGCTCGCGTTCTGGAACCTGCTGGCAAAGGCAAGGGTAAGGATTTAGCGAAAGTCCTTCGTGTTGCTGGAGTTAAAAAGCATGGCAAAGAAGGCAAAATTGCCAAAGGCGATGGGCTTCCTCCTGCGCCTGGTGAACTTCCTGTACCTCATATTGTTAATTCAAAGATGACAAGTGCTGAAGCAATCGCTCATGTTAAAGGCGGCGGCGACCTTGCTGTAGTCCCTCACAATCTCTGGCTTGAGGCAATTCAGGCAAACCTTAAATCAGAAAATAACCCAACTGGCAAATGGGGCAAATTGGCTAAAAAAGGTGGCAATATTGGTGACACTTTCATTTATGTAAAACTGGATGAAAAGGGCAGAAAAACAAACGCTGGCTGGGTATTCAAAGCATCAGCAGAAGACGACAACTTGCATGAGTTAATGGCGTGGAACCTCGCAGGCGCTCATGGCTTCGATATTGAGGGTGCTCACATGGACGGACAAATCAACGGGCGTAATGCTGTTGTTTTGCCGTTTGCTCAACATCATGTTCCCAAAGAGTGGAAAGAAATTAGCGGAGACGGAAACAACTTCGATAAAGATGCAGTTGATAAACTTCCTGACCGAGCATACCCACAGAGAATGGCACATTACCTTCACAACTATCTGCTGAATGTGCGAGACAGACATGCAGGAAATGGCTTTGCAAAAGTTTATGCCAAACCAAGCGGTGAAAAAGTTGCACACATTATCCCTATTGACCAAGGGTGGGCATTCAAAAAAGGATACAACGCCCCTGAAGGAATAGACAGATACGACCTTGGAATGGATTACGACCTTTTCTCAAATATAAGTCGTCACTTGGCACGGATTGATGACAAAGTTGAGCGAGAGAAACAAAGAAAAGCCATTGTTGATGCAGTGGACGGTATAATTGAAAATGCTCAAAAAGTAATGAAAATGAATGAGTCAGATATTTATGACTGGGTAAAATCAATGTACCCAGAAGGTCAAAATGTTGGTAATGCAGATGTTGCTCGTTTTTGGAAAAACTACAGAAAAATGGTCAAGCAACTCACAGCGGAACGCAATAAAGTTATTGCGAAAATTGGAGGATAATTATGGCGCAGGAAGAAATCCTCATCTACAAAACACCAACATCAATCCATGATGAAAGTGATGCAGAACTTATTTGCTCAATCTCTCGTGATGGCAAATCTCTCACCATAAGAGGGATGAACAAGAATTGGGCAAGCACCTATTCTGACATCATTAAGAACTCATCAGGTCGACCAGATATTGGTAAAGACAAATACGGTCTAGTGACAATTCTCAACTCCACATACGGCAGAGAAGTCCATTACGGCGACCAAATTGAAGATGGCGTATTCGCTGAAGAATCAGCCACTCTTCCATTTAAAATTACACTAAAAGTTTAGGCACCAATGTCACGCAAATCCATTATTGAGACCAAAACAGACAACCCAAAGTCACCCCTATTCGCTACCCGCGAACAGGCGATTAGTGCTGGGAATGGTTGCACGGGAGTGCGTATTGTTTTGGTTAATGGAGCACGGATGTTTGCTCCGTGCCCACCGAAAACAAATGGATTTGAAAAACTAGGCGAGCGTGGGATTCTTGGAATAGAGACCCTCCCTGACGGTGGTTTAGTTTCAGCAAAAGACGATGACATCGTGGAGATAGACGAGAAGGGCTTCGTTAGTAACTACAGCCGTTCTACTGACCCTGATGTTTTCTCTGACCCTGATTCTGCTCGTGTTCGTGCCCGCAATCTTGGCTGTATTGGGATTCGTTCATATATTGCAAAAGATGGCAAAAAGGTTTACTTGCCTTGTACAAATTCTTCTGACTACAACAAATACACGGGTCTACGCCATGACGGTAGACCGATGAAGAAGAAGTCAGCCCTGTCTCGTGTCGGTAAGCGCAAAATGCGCACGATTCTCACAAAACCAACTAAGCCAAGCGTGCCTAAAGAGATAGACATTGACTCACAAACAGTCAATACTCTCGCTATGAAAGTACGCCAGCACAACTCTGGAGTAACTAACAAGCCAGACTGGGCACATACAAACCTTAGAGTCTTAAAAGATGTTTACATAAGAGGAAATAAAGACGGCAAAGGGTTCGCCCGTGTCAATGAATTTCTAAAACTTGTGCGTAGCGGAACGGCTGATGCTGCCTACCACAAAGATGATGACCTTCTGGACTCAAATCACCCTTGGTTGAACAAGCCGAGCGGTAAAAAATAAAACCGAAAATTTCTTAAATAGTTGCAGGGATACAACATAGTCAAGTGTTACTCTGCTTAATAAGACATTAAACGGTTGGGTGCTCACCTGAGCCTTTATTGTAGAAAACAAAAATCCACCATAACTAACTTTTTAGGAGTTAACATGTCTTTTGACGAATCCCGCCTACGGGAACTACAAGGTGCCTTGCGCACCAAAATGGCAGACAACAAAGCAATTGCTGACTCATTCCAAATTGAGAATGAAACAGTAGTAGTTGATGCCAAGCAAAAATCAGCATTTGATAGCAACATGCGTGATATCCGCGAAATCAAGAGCCTCATTGAGGGTCTTGAGGGAATGCGCGATGTCGATTCATGGTCAAACCAACCAGCAACCGCTTCGGTAGCACAAGAGTCAAACGCTCAAGGTCAGTGGGCTCCTCAGCCTCAGGCTAAGAGCCTTGGTCAAATGTTCCTTGATTCACCAGAATTCAAGGCTTTGGATTCAGGTAAGAATGGCGCAAACATGCCAAGTCCTTTCCAATTGAACCGTGCAGATGTTGCGGGAATGTGGAGCACCAAGGATATCTACTCAGCATTGCCATCAGGAACTCCTGGTTCGTTTGGTTCAATCCAGCGCGACCCAATGGTTCTTCCTCCAATGCGTACTCGCCGTGTTCGTGACTTGTTCCCAAGCCGCACCACGACAGCAGCAGTTATCGAATACTTCCGCATGACTGGTTTCACCAACAACGCGGCAGCAGTTGCAGAGCGTGCCAGTTCGGCATTCGCTGCTAAGCCACAGTCGTCTTTCTCCTTCGTTGGAGAACAGGCTCCTGTACGCACCTTGGCACACTGGGAAGCAGCACATCGCAATGTTCTTGCTGATGAGCCACAACTGCGTTCAATCATTGATAACGAACTCCTTTACGGATTGCGTTTGCAAGAAGATTCACAAATTCTTACAGGTGACGGCGCTGGTGAAAACCTTCGCGGTATCTTGGAGACTTCAGGAATCCAGACATACGACTGGTCTGCAGGAGTTCTCGGTGACAACAAGGCTGATGCGATTCGTCGTGCCGCAACCTTGTCGTTCCTTGCTTACTACGAGCCAACAGGTGTTGTTCTTCACCCTAACGATTGGGAAGACATTGAACTTTCCAAGGATGACAATGGTCAGTACCTCGTAGCAGTTTCTGTTGCTATGGGTGGCGAGCCAAAGTTGTGGCGTATTCCTGTGGTTGATACCCCAGCAATGACAGAGGGCACTGCTCTCGTCGGTGCTTTCGGTACAGGCGCACAGTTGTATGACCGTGAACAGGCAAGCATCCGTATCAGCGAACAGCATGCAGACTTCTTCGTCCGCAACGCTATCGTTGTTCTTGCTGAGCAGCGTTTGGCTCTTGCAGTCAAGCGTCCTGAAGCATTCGTTGCAGTATCTTTCAACGGCGCTCCAGAAGCCTAATAAGCACTAAGCGGAACCCCGCTCATGCCTTCGGGTGTGGGCGGGGTTTTTGCTATATATGGGAAGATTATGTATGAAAGAAAATGAATCGTTTTCATACTTTGGTGAGTTTCAAGATTTTGACTCGCTGTTACTGCTCGTCAATAAATTTGAAGAAGACGACTGGTTGGCGTATAAAGAACGCAAAAAAACAGGTGGTATTGCAAGCGCCTATAGCGACACCATTCCTTTGATTTATAATCCGAAAATTAGAAATGCAAAGGATATCCATCACATACATTATGAAAGATTTCAGCGTCATGTGGACGCAGTGATTCAGGCAGCACTGCCGTTTATTGGGAGAACCATCCCCGTTCAAGCCATGCTGACGCGCATGAAGCCGCAGTCAACAATTGCTAGACATAAAGATAGGGGCGAAGTAACGAAAGTCTCCCACCGCATTCATGTTCCAATCATTACTAATCAGCAATGCATATTCACTATTGAAAATGATGAAAAACATTTACAAGCAGGGAGCGTCTGGTTGATAGACAACACTGACAGGTTTCATTCTGTTAGAAATGATGGCGATAAACATCGCATTCATCTAATTGTTGATGCCCGAGAAATATGAGACAATATACACATGCCTACCTTAGGGCTAGAGAAACCCCCTGTCCGTAATAGGCTGGGGGTTTTTTTATTACTAAATTATGGCTATCTCTAGCCTATTGATTTGTTTATTAAAGAAAGACACAACATCATCAGTGGTCGCAGTTTCGCTCCACGAGTTCATATCTTCATCCATGAAGGCTTCTAAGTACTTTATTGTCTCCGCATAGAGACCCCATTTAATTGAATCAATAGGGGCATCCTCAAGAGAACCATCCCAAGATTTCATATCTTTAAGAGAAGCACCACACGCAAGAGCCACAGCGCCATTTATGTTTATCTCACCAGAATACGAATGAAGGGGTAGCCAACCATTAAAGCCATACTGCTTAACATTGCTTGCAGCATTCTTTAATATGTCAACTACCCCTATTCGTACTAGGTCAAGCAGTGTCATGCACTCACTTTACAGGACAAGCACCGCCAGCACAGTCATCAAAGTCAATCTCAAATCCGCGAGCGGCTTGCATTGGTGCAGAGAAGTCAACTTTCGCAAGAATCTTCTCATACTCTGCTTCGGTAATTTCCTCATATGGAGGCAACGGGAAGTTATGGTCAGCATGAAGAAGGAAAGAGACCGACTTAACGCTCACATCATAATTCTTGGATAGCCATTCCCTGATTGAATCAAGTTCTTCCTTGCGGTAGTACACAGTTACCGAAACAGCGTTATCTGCCCAGTCTCTCTGAAGTGCACTTACCCATTCCAACTGGTCAATAGCAGTCATGTCTTTAGCAAGCACAGAGTTATCTGGTGACTTACATGGAAACTCAACAACATACTTAGTGTGGTCTTCGCGTCCGTCAAGACCAATATCCCAAGTCACCTTATAACCACGGCGACGGCAAGCATCAACGAGTTTATCGGCAGCACCGAACCGAACACGACGAATGTAGTGACGAGCAAATGCTGGGTGAATACCTGGTGTTACGCCAGGAAGCAAGGAGAGTGTTCCCGAAGGCTGAACAGTTGTCAAACGAACAGACACTGGCAGTTTGTTTTCGGCAGAGAACTGCTTGTCAAACCTGTCAAGTTCTTCATAGCCTGTTTTTAACCATGAAAGTTGCTCTGTGTTGCACTGAAGGATTCCAGTAACGGATTGTCCAAGTCGTGCATTCTTCTTCACGATGTTGGTTGTCTTCTCGTATGGGTAGTCCATTTGAGTGATGCGCTTCTGGCAGAGATACAGCAGGCGTGAGATTTCACAGAACTGCTCGTATGACTCAATATTCGGCAAGAACAAAGTTGCAAGGTTGCATGACTCACCGTCAGCCAGAGCAATCTCTGCGCAGGGGTTAAAGCCCTCAATAGATGGGTCAGGGCGCTTCTCCCCAGTACGACCAAATTGACGCGCTAGACGGCGATTGAGAAGCCCATACGGCTCTCCGTTGCCGCCATAGCCCTTCCATAGTTCAGGAAGGATATGGTCGTAGTAGTCGGCATAGATACTGTTGTTTGAGTTGGCTCGCCATGCTGGCACATCGCCACTTCCCCAGTTCTTTGCACGAAGGAAAAGAACATCGTCAGGGTCGCCGATAGCAATCTGTGCTGAACGACGAGAAGAGCCAGAAACGACGATACGACCAATGATGTTGCAAATATCAAGCACATCAACTGAACGCAGTTTCTTTCCTGCACGGTTGTTCATTACATTGCAAATGTCTTCAATACCATCAATGAGTGCACCAGGACCTGATGCTGTTCCACCAAAGGTGCTCAACTTGGCACCAAATTCACGAACAAGGATTGTTGAGTAGGTGAATGACTTGCCTGTAATGAAGTACGACTTCAGTGCGGCGTGAAGCAGGCGACGCCAACCGCCACGAGAGTCAGGAACAATGATGTCAGCATCATTTGTGCGTTCATGAGTGATTGTTACATTTGACTTGACTTTTGGAAGGTCGTGAATCTTTGAACGCTCAACAGAGAACCCAACTCCGCCACCAAGCATGAGGTAGTCAAATAGAAGTTCAAAGTCTTCAATCTTTTCGATGTTTGTGAAGTAACAGTTATTCATTGATGTGCCATTGAATTGCTGTACAAGTGGTGTTCCTAATTGCCACAATGCTCGTCCGCTGAAAGAGCAGCGAAGGTTGAACATATGGTCAAAAAGTTTTTCTGCATCTTCTTTTGTGTACGGAACACCAATGTCGTATGCACCGTTGATGCAACGCTCAATTGTTTCTGCCCATGTTTCATTCATGTCTGTTCCGTCAATTGGACGGCTATATGTGCGGAGATAAACAATCTCTCCGAGACCGCCGAAACCCCAAGGTGGTGTTTGGTTCTGGTACGACAAAACGAACGATTTATCAAGTATTGACACGATGTCCCCTAATTCTTTACTAACTGTGGAGTACTAGCATACACGGAACAGGAATACAGAAAGTGTTTAGAGTAGTCCTAATTCTTTTGCTTTTTCGACTGTGATGTAACTGCCCTTGCGCGCTAACAAAACCTTGTTTTTGTAAAAAGGAGTTATTTGTCTGTCTTCAAAAATGTCTTCCTCAACGAGAACTGTTGTCTTTTTATCCAGTGATTCATAAAGACCGATGCCAACAATGTGTTTAGGTTCAGCCCCATCAACAGTACAATCACCAGTTTTGTTGCCGCAAACAATGCACGGTTGGCGTGTTGCTCTAATGATTTGCACATCGTCAAAAATGAATTCTGGTCGTTCGCCTTGATTACTCATTATCCACAGCCTTTTCCACAGAACCAATACGCGGAGCAACTCTTGTAGATTCACTCCACGCTTTTCGTAGTTCTTCTCCGTCGGCAGTAGTGATGTCTCCGCCGTTTAGGTGCGGGCCGTAGCCACCAGACATAATAACAACATCAGCCACACTGATTAATACGGTAGAGATGCGTTTTCTGCGCCACATTTCATTGACCATCACTTGCTGAAGCCGTGAGTCGGAACGAAACCATCTAACAAAACCAACCCTGTCGGAAGCGGTCAACTTTATTCCGCCAACATCTTTTACCGTAAGAACGGTGCCCTTAGGGAACTCGCCGCCAGCCATTCCATGAATAGACACCATGTCTGTTGGATGGGGGTTTTCTTCAAGGATGTACCAAAGGTCTGGGACTCCATCAAACTGCTCGTCAGTCAACCTAACTACGAGGCGCTCGTGCTCGTCAGCCATAACAAACGAATGCGGCTCAGACTTAGTGGGACACACTTTGCTTTCAACCGTAAACGGGTGGGGATGCTCGTCTGTAGCGTAAGTCGCTACAACTGACCATTTGCTATTTAGTGGTGGTCCTTTCCAGAACCAGACTGTCTTCATTGCCATACGGCAATACTAGTCGTTCCACCACTCTGTCCACGGCTTGGCTGTGGCGGATGCTGCTTCTTCGTTGGACACACCAGTGTAGGCAACCGATATTGTGACTTTCCCTTCACTGTTGTAGTCTGTCCAGTCTCCATCAGCGTTGTAGACGAACAACTGCAACATCTCGTCAGTGTTCATAATTGCAACATCTGCTAGGTATGTATTGGCGTTGTATTCTGTTTCATTCCAACTGCTGTTTATGGCGTGGGCTTTATCAATAGGTGCTACAGCGGTACTGCGAAGACTTTGTGCGGAGCCCCATACACCACCAGATGTAGAGAATGCGCCGAATCTTCCAGCAGCATCATCAGGGTTTCCAAGCCACATTGTTGGCTTTAGGGTTTCGTCAATGTTGCTACTGTTCCAACCTGCATCGTTGAATACAGCCATTAAGTCTGTTGGGTTATCGTAAGTTCCGTGCTGTGTCTTGGAGTTCTTAGACTTAAATGCCGCGAGACGCAATAATCTCTCGGTTGTCTCAATGTCTACGCTCGTGTCCCCGCCTTCGCCGTTTAGGGTATGCCAAAGACCATATCCGTCGCTTAGTACCTGAGTGGTAAACCAGATTTTCTCAATCTTCACTCGAAAAGGAAACGACACATTCAAGAAAGAAGGGTCTGTTTGCTTGACGGTCCACTCATAGTTGACGATTGCGGGTGCGATGATTCCAGACATTTTGTCTCCTGCTTTTAGAGGGGGCGCTAATATTATGACATAAAAAAAGAAGAGAGCGCCCCACAAAAGGACGCTCTCTTCCAGTGAAACTAAAAGTTTTTTAGGCTTCGATAACAGTGAATGCAACGGTTGCGTTTGTACCAGCAGAACCTGAACCGATTCCCGAAACATCAAGATGAACCAAGTCACCCTTAACGAAATCAACATTTGCAGCCGTAAGGGTTGCTTCATCAGAATAACCAGTGGCAGCGATTGAAAATGCTGCTGCAACATCAGTGCCAACCTTGAGGTCTGCGGTAAGTGCTGCGCCAGTAGGTGCACCAGTCACTGCCAAAAATGCGCCAGTGATTGTTCCATTGAACGGCATTGCCATTGTGACAAGGCTGCTCGTAGTGAGTGTTCCTGGAATTCCAAGAACGATTGTGGTGGGGGCAAGAATACCTGTTGACATTTTTCTCCTAAATAGTGGGGTATATAGATAGTATGACATAAAAAAACACCTCACTGATTAACAGTGAGGTGTTTTTAAAGTTAATTATTTAAACGGTCTTTACGAAACGCTTATCGCTTTCAAGTGCCGAATACTCTTCATTGAAAAGTACTTTGAACTCTTCTTCATACTTGTGTGAAAGCACAACATTTGCACGACGGCGTGCTTCTGCACGACGAGCATTCTCACGCTTTTGCAATTCATTGCGACGAGCCTTTTCTTCCTCTGGAAGAGGTTTGCGACCTTTGCGCTTTTGAAGTGATGCTTTCATCTGTTCATATGGTGTAGTCATTATGTCTACTTTCTGTCTAGGTGTGTTCTTTTGAACACTTGAAACAATACACCCGCACTAGCACGATTGCAACTTTTCTCAAATAATCTTTTGACTTGCATTGTTTCCCGAAAGCAGATAAAGTGCCAACCATGACTAACACCTCTTTTGATTATGAGCAAGAAAAAACCCTCCTTCAAGCCCTAGATGAAGCAATCAAGGTTGCTGGCAAAAAGATGGACTTGGATGACATCGCAGATGACGCCCCAGATGACGAGCAGGACTCCCTATACGAGGAGCGCTTTCACTGTGGCACTTGTATTGTCCGCTCGGTCTTAGACACAATCTGGGTCGATATGGAGCGTCTGATGGACTTCTACAGGGATTCAACCCCACCAGAAAATATCTTGTAGAAGTTGCAATACTACAACAGGGGGTGTATAGTTACTCCCCTTACCTACTAAAGAAAGATAAAAATGAATATTTCACCTATTGAATTGCCTGTCGTCAGGAACCTTCAAGAATCACGAGAACTAGCATCAATGTTTGCTGCAATTCTCACTGTTGGGCCAGAAGAACGAGAAGTTAGATGGAAGCACGACAACCATAAAGTATTGGTTTTCGGCGACACCACCAGCGGACATGGCGCACCAACATTTGAACAAATTGCAGAAGCAGTTGAATGGGGCAAAGACCAAAACGACTTGCTCGTTCACTGTCACGCAGGAATGTCACGCTCAACCGCTACAGCATGGGGCATCTCAATCGCACGAGGTGCAGACCCACTAGACTCATTCCTTGCACTCAAAGAAGCACAACCACAAAGCGAATATCGTGGTGGACGCGGGCGTGAGTTCATCCCCAACAATCTAATCGTCAAGCACCTCGAAAAGTTTTTCAACATCAAAGGTCTCCTTGACATTCGCAAGGAACACGCAACATCAAGTGGATGGTTCTAACAATGACCGACGAAAAGCGCAAACCTAAAATAGTTCACGGCACATACGCCTGTTACACAAACAGCAAATGCCGTTGTGAACTATGTGCAGGTGCGGCTCGTGAATACATGCGCAAATACAGGCAGACTGAACAAGGACGCCAGAAAAGTCGCTTCTATACACACCTCGCTGCCAAGCGTGCTAGTCGTGCCGCTTCATGGCTTAAAGAGAACAACCCCGATGTGTGGGCTGAAATATGTTTAGAAATCAATCCATCCACATACAAAAATGGTTCTAAGTAAATGGCAGACCACGACGAGATTCGTCGCATTATGAGAAATCTTGAAGTCCATGACTGTCTTGACTCTCTAATGAAACTCGCTACAAGCGAATTAACTACTACAGATACTGCGCAACTAGCGCTTGACGCTCATGGGTTTTTGGTAGAACTATCCGCTGAAAATAAAGTATTCAACGATATTCTTCGCAATAGAGGGACAAGGTATCCGCATGAAGTGGTTTAACGATTCTCTAAGTGGTTACAAATCCATTGGATTTGACTATTGTGTACAAGATGGACAAAGATGGTATGGTTTATTAATATGGAACAAAGTAATAGGAATCAAAGTCAAGCAGACCAGACGGATGCTCTCCGCAAAGAAATTTCAGAACTCCGTGGACGACTTATCGACAGTAATCGCGTGGTTGAACGAGAAGAATACAGCGAGTCGGCAATCGGTAGAACCCTCGGAACAATCGGAACACGATTCAAATCCCTCTTAAACAACAAAAAAATATAAACTAACTAGAAAGTAAAAAATGCAACTATCGTTTTTACCAGACGACCATGATGTTTCCATTACAGTGCCGTGCATTGTAATGCTCCATTACCCAGATGGGCAGGGCGTATATCACGGTCCATTCAAAAATGTTCTTGAAGCACGAAAATGGATTGACGACCGTCACGACAATACGAGTCGCTATATGTCTTTATCAATAATTTACCTTCGTCGTACTGACCTGCAAATGGAAACGAATGATTACTACGCTCCCCCAAGTTGCTTCAGCGAAGAAGGCTACTTAAATCTATATCTCAGAAATGAAACGGAAAAATAAAAATGGAAATGCCAGACCTACCACCAGCAGAAAAATCAGCAGAACAACGCAGAGCGTTAAAGTTTTGGGTTGACCACTGCGCACGGCTTGAAGCAATGATTGGCGAACTTCGCGCTCAACTCACTGAAACCAAAGGCTTGCTAGAAAAACTAGAAAAGCGCATCTTTGAAGAGTTGCCTAAATAGATTTATTCTGCTTTTCTGTCTACCTTGTTGAAGACAGCATGAATCTCACTAGAGTCTAATTTGCCGTCATCAAGATAAGCCCTTGACAGACCTTCAACTACGGTGGCAACACCAGCGATACCTGCCATAAAGCATGCTTTCCATAGTGGAACGCCAGCAACAGCACCTGCACCGATAACACCAAGACCTGATGCTGCAAATACGGCAAGGATACGGGTAAGTATGTTAATTAATGACTTCATCAATTAATTATACTTTATGGACTGCTACTTTGAGTCCTTCTTGAACTCTGTCCATGTCTTGTCGCCAACGCCGAAGTATTCACGAGCATAGCCAGACTGAATAATGTCCTTGTTCAGACAGGCAGTAGTTGGGTCTTCAATATCATCCGAAGAAAAAATTCGTGCCAGAATACGCCCATACTTATCGTTCTTGTCAGGAATCGTATTAACAAAAACCCACTTGTGGTTTGTAAGCCAATCCTGTGTGTACGCCTTTGCTTTCATGCCCATTTCTTTTTCAGCAAGGTCTTTAGTGCGTGACTCTGGCGTATTCACACCGTAAAGACGAACACGAATCTTGTGATGGATATTGAACCCAAGGTCAATCATCAACTCAATAGTGTCGCCATCAATCACTTTCAACAGTGTTGCTCCATACCAAAAACGCTCGTTAGTCATTATTTCCTCAATCTTTTGTTTTAGCGTACTTTTCTAGAAGAGCACGCCCCTTTGCAGCGAGTTTCGCTGCTTCTTCCAAATTGTCTGGCACTGGTTCACCCCATGCGGTAGCAGAAAGAGCCAAACGAGTAGGTCTACCTTTTTCATCTTTCATAGGTCCACTGGGATTAGTGAAAAACCTTGTTAAAAAAGAACCTTTACGGCGCATTTTTGCTGGGGTATCAGCAGGCCCGTCAACGCCAGGTTTCAAGTTAGAACCCTCAGTACGATTAAAGTACCTACGACCCGCTGGAGTTAAACCACCTTTTGGGTCTTTTAGAGGTTCTGATTTTTCGTTGTATTCAGCAGAATAGTCTTCAGTCTCAAACCTGACAGATTTAATGCTCCCCTGATAATCTTTCCAAAGCATAAAGCAGCCAATCCATAGTGGTTAGTGTGGCTACATTATACCATTCAAGGCTTTTAGCGGTAAGGTTCACCCTCAGCCCATGCAACAATGCACCAGCGTTCACCGCTAGTCACAGGCGTGACATGGTTAGGTAGATACGAAGCCCACAGGGTAGCAAAGCCGATATTCGTAGGAATCACATTGTCCATGTGACCAGCAGAAAGCACCACATCGCCACCCTCATACTCGTCAGGTTCCGACAACTGAAGAACCATAGATATTTTACGGCGGGGATTATTGCTAGACCAATCCATAGAGCGACTCAAGTGGTCACCCTCTCTGAATCTTAAAATCTGGACAGTCCTGATTATGTTCCATTCAAAACGCCAAGAATTAGAACCTTCAAAAATAGTCTGCAAACGCTCCCAAAGACCAGGGTATTTCTTTTGCGACAGCGTATATGTCATCACCGAGCGAATAGATTTATCCGATTCATTTTCGTCAACGGCGACTTCATGAATACCGTCCTCCATCAAAGCAAGAGCAATCAACTCCTCGCATTCCTCAGGAGTAAAAACAGAAACAACATTCGCCACACCATGAAGGCTCGGCGCATAAACCAATTTCCCCCTAGGGATAAAATGTCTACCCTTTGCCATTTGTCCTCATCTTTGAATAACATTGATGCATTGCCAGAACTGGCTCCTCATGCTGGTCGCTAGAAATAAAAGACTCACCAGACCACACACGGCACTGCCAAGTTGCATCTTTATAAGTCAAAGAAAAACTGCAATCCTTCAAAGCAAACCATTTCGTATACTGAGTCAATTCATCTGAATGAGAAATGCTTTCGCCAGAGATTGGGTCATGTCCATACAAAACTGGCATATTAGGCAACTTTCTTTATCTTCGTTATAGACATACTAGAACAAAGTTGGTTCAGGAGAAGGAGTCTCAGCAATACGCTTGCGAGCAATATCTGCATACTCAGAATTCAACTCACAACCAAACGAATCGCGCCCCAAAGACTTAGCAACAGCCAAAGTAGTACCAGCCCCAGCAAAAGGGTCAAGAACGGTACAAGGGATAACTTCACCCTCACAATCACAACCAGCAGCCCAACCGACCGTAATAGTAGGAACAACATGCTTCAAAGTGGAACCCTTTTCAATTCCAGTCCTCTTCATTGACTGCTCTTTAATGTCGTACTGCCCAGCACCATTCGCACTCCACGCCTGAAGAATAGGTTCACCCTTTTCAATCAAACGCTGATAAGGGGCTTTACACACCGAACAACAACCATATTCGCTCGTTCCCGCTTTAATACACGGCTCAACCAAAGCAACAGGAAAAGTAGCGAAATGCGCAGCCAGATAAGGCTTCGTATTTATAGTCCAAACAGAACGACGATTTTTGTGGGTACCCGTGCTTCCAGACATTGAGTTATAGGTAGTTCCACGACGAGTATCAGTACGAGCACCACGGTTATCCCCAGCATAAATTGCTGGCTCCTTAATAGCCTCAGCATCGTAATAGTAGCGAGGCTTCTTGGCTAGAAGAAAAAGGTACTCATGATTGGTAGTGCACCTGTCGGTGACACTAGAAGGCATCGCATTCGGCTTGTGCCAAATAATATCTTGACGCAAATACCAGCCGTCAGCCTGCAAAGCAAAAGCAACACGCCAAGGGATACCCATCAAATCTTTAGGCTTCAACCCATCAGGAGTCAACTTATGAAGCGTGCCGATAATTGTTCCAAGAGAAGTTGCCTGCTTGGATTCAGGGTCAACATTTGCTGAACCATCAGCATTGCGTCCCTTACCAGAACCAGCATAACTATCACCGAGATTAAGCCACACAGTGCCATCGTCACGAAGCACTCTACGCACCTCACGAAAAACAGTTACCAACTCAGCAACATACTCGTCAGGAGAGTTTTCCAAACCAATCTGGTCATCTTCACCATAATCGCGCAAACCAAAATAAGGCGGAGAGGTAACAACACAATGAACCGAATTTGCTTCTAAATTCTTTAGTGTTTCGCGGCAATCGCCGATAAGTATTTCTTCAGACATGTAGCAACTATATCGCTACAAGAAAGTTTTTGCTATTTGAACCAAGCAAGTACACGCGCACGCAGACCCTTGCTCTTGATGTCATTAGCACGAATAATCGTGTTAGTAACAACCGTCGTAGGTGCTGGTGAAACAACCGTAGTAGAAGTTGTGCTATTTGGATACACAACAGTCTTGCTAGCGGACTGAGTCTTGATTGTTGGTTCTTTAGGAGCAGCCTTCTTTGCAGGTGCTTGCTTCTTCGCTACTGCTTTCTTGGCGGTCGCTGCTTTTTTAGCAGGAGCCTTTTTGGCGGTAGGTTTTTTTGGTTTGTCTTTGTTAGCCATAGGGGGAAACAGTACTATAAATCACTACACAATGATGTAACTTTGGGATACTTTTTCGGCTAGCCTCACATGATGGATTCATACGATACCGAGTTAGACAAAATCGCATTAGCGGTCGAAAGCGCCAAAACTGCGAAATCAATGATTGTTAAAACTGAAGGTATTGGTGAGGAACTCAACATAACCCTTATGGCGTGGAGTAATAACTCGTTGAGGGTTGTTGCGCAAATGCACACCGATGCGATGAAAGACAAAGAGGGCAGATTGGGTCGTCTTATCAAGGTTGGCTGCGTCCTACGACAGGGTTGGGATATTGACGAGTTCACCCTTTTCGCTGAAGGCTATTTAAGTAAAGATTTGAAGGCTACCGATGGGCGAGATATGGCGCAGGTTTACGCCGAGCAAAACTCCCCAGTGGTTGAGTGCCTCTCATTCACGCATATCCAAGTAGATGATGTCATCAATGTCGCCGTCCCCTACACCCTCGCACCTCCCCGCACTGTCCATTTCCAGACCCCCCTCAAATACGAAGGGGAAGGCATTTTTCGGGAGTCTCAATATATTGAATACCTACAAAAGTGTCTTTTTCTGGACAGGCAGGATACTCCAGATGATTTAGATGTTGAAGAGTTTCACAGTGCCCTTGCTGAGGCTCTTGTTCTTGAAGGTTTTGAAATTAACTATAAGTAGTTTGCAGCGCGTAGCGCCAAGCGCAAAATTTTGATTTCGCCTCTAAATAGGGTCAGCAGTCCCTTGCTATTTAAATTTAAACGACCCCTAGAGTCTATTAGAAATAATCCACGACCCCCACTTGCATAAACTCACAACACTAGATAAAATAACCACTCAAAGAACAGGAAAAAGCAAAATGCCAAACAACAAAGGAACCATAGGAACCTTCACCCAATCAGGAATAGACAACGATGTTGTTTATGTCATCTGGCACACATCAGACCCAGCACAAAGATGGTTCGTAACAACCGATACAAAACAACGAGCAATCCTAAAATCACTCATAGACAGACGCCCACACCCTGCAAATCACGGCTATACACAAGACGCATGGACATACGAAATAGTCGACGAAAAAACATGGCTCAGAATGAACGCAGGAGGACTACCAATCCCACCAAAATCAATATACCGCCAACCCACAATGCTAGTAGAACAAAAATGACCCAAAAATACGACTTCACATCAAGCGGCATCAAAGTCAAAGGCAACGACTCCTATCATGTCTTCAAACTAGAAGAACAAGACGAATGGGTACTCATCCGCTACAGAGACAACACAACCTACAAAGCAGCAACCTTCATATCGCCCGACGAAGCACGAGCATTCGCACACGCCCTAGGCTTAGAACTAACAAAAGTAAAACAATGAACAAATGGTCATACCAACTCACACTAGAAGAAGAAAAACTCTGCGCCGAAATAGGCTGGGAACGCCAAAAACCCATGCTCGGACAACCCGAACGCAACATCAACTACTCAGAAGGCGATGTCTGGGAAACACTCCAACACATGATATGCGTCGGCAGTGAACTCGCATTCGCCAGAATGATGGGACAACACGACTTCACCCCCCACTACAACAAATTCAAAAGCCAACTAGACCTCCCTGGCTACGGAGAAGTACGCTACGCATTCCCACAAGGCTTCCCACAAAACGACGGCAAAGTCAACGGACTACGCATGACCACACGAGACCCCGACGACCTCAAATACGCCCTAATCATCGGCGGACTAGCAAAACGAACACGACGCACAGCAGCAAGCAACTGGCTAGGCGAACCATATGTAGCAATCGGCTGGCTATACGGACACGAAGCCAAAAAAGACGAATACAAATACAACGACAAAACATGGTACGCACCAGTCGAAAAACTACGACCCCTGAAGCCCTAGGTCATTTAAATCTAAATGAACTCCATGAGAGTTCAAAATATTTCGTGTGGTCTCCCACAGTGCATAGTGCCGTTCTTTCAGGCGCTAGCCCCGCATTGATACATCTGTGTGTACGAACACATGTTCGTGTGTTGTTGCAGTGTTTGTTGAGGGGTCAGTTGCATTATGCTTGTGAGGATAGTGGCAGATGCAGTCGCTGTAAAGTTGGTCGCATGCCCGACATCTTTCTGTAATTGCTGGTTGCATTATGCTCTCCTTTAGTTTCGTTTCACTACTCGCTTGCCTTTGTCTTTAGTCTTTGACTGCTAAACTTTTGCAATGCTAGATATTCTTTCTACTTTGTTTGCAGGCGTGTGTCTAGTGTTGATGGTGATTGTTTATGTTGCTACTAGTGAGAAGTTTGATAAGTGACTACTGTAGGGGTTGTAGATGTTGTCCCCTCTACTGATGGCTTAGCCTCTCTTAGTGTGGCTCTACGGCTGATTGACAGTGCTCTCACGACTATCCAGCATAGGGAAGTGGTGGCAGTATCTGAGATGACTGACCTGCTCCTTGATGTTCGCCTAGCCGTCGCCTCTATCGCTTAGCCCTGCCGTGGCCACGGGTGCCTACGGGTACAAAAGAGGGGGGCTGTTACACCCCCCTCGTTCTCTGTTCTGTTAGCCGTACACTACTTCTTTGAGTGTTGCCCTCTGTATGACATTGTCGCCTTCGCTTGCGTCTAGGTCTAGGTCTTCATCCCATATGACTCCCTTGCCACACTGTGCCACTAGAGCGGTCATGATGTTGCTGACTGAGAGT